GTCTTGATATGGCACCAGTGCTAAAGGACATCGTCAATGAGTGACCTTACGTTCTCATTGCTGCCTTGGCAACAAGAGGTGTTTGCTGACCAGACCCGATTCAAGGTTGTGGCCGCAGGACGGCGCTGTGGGAAGTCACGGCTAGCGGCGACGACGCTACTTATAGAGGCGCTACGCTGTCCGGCTGGCTCGGCGGTGCTGTACGTTGCGCCAACGAACGGGCAGGCGCGGCAGATTATCTGGAACGTGTTGATGGAGTTGGGGCGAGAGGTCATTCAGTCTAGCCACATCAACAACCAAGACATCGTGATGATTAACGGCGCAACGATCTATGTCAGGGGCGCTGACCGTCCAGACACGCTGCGCGGTGTGTCCTTGACCTACGCGGTCTTGGACGAGGTGGCCGACATTAAGCCAGAGGCGTGGGAGCAGGTCATCCGTGCGTCGCTGTCAGATAAGAAGGGGCGCGCTATGTTCATCGGCACGCCCAAGGGGCGTAATTTCTTCTACGACTTGTACAAGTTGGGGCTGAGTGGCGAAGATACGGATTGGAAAAGCTGGCACTTCACCACGCAAGACAACCCGCTGATTGATCCTACAGAAGTTGAGTCGGCTAAAAAGACGCTATCTAGCTTTGCTTTTAAGCAAGAATACCTAGCAAGCTTTGACAATGCTGGTTCGGACGTATTCAAGGAAGCCTGGCTTAAGTATGGCGAGGAGCCGGAGTACGGAAGCTATTTTGTGGCTGTTGACTTGGCTGGATTTGAAGAAGTTGCTAAACAGGCAGCAAATGCCAAGAAGCGGCTAGATGAGACGGCTATCGCGGTAGTCAAGGTGACTGAGGATGGCAAGTGGTTCGTGGTGAAGATTGACCACGGGCGGTGGGATATCCGAGAGACGGCGGCTAAGATTTTGATGGTCATGCGCGACTACAGACCGCTGAGTCTGGGGATTGAACGCGGAGCGTTAAAAAACGCTGTTTTGCCGTATTTAAGTGACTTAATGCGCAAGAATAATGTATATTCCCACATAGTTGATCTCACGCATGGCAACAGGAAGAAAGCCGACCGGATCATCTGGAGTTTGCAGGGGCGTTTTGAGCACGGCCGTATTGTGCTCAATAGCGAAGAAAACTGGGATGACTTCACTGACCAGCTTCTAATGTTTCCTGCCAACGGCGTCCATGATGACTTGCCCGACGCGCTATCCTATATAGACCAATTGGCCGTTACTTCGTACTTTGAAGACGAAGATGACGATGAGTGGGAGCCTATTGACGTTATATCAGGATTCTAAATGGAACAAAACGACTTTGACCAGCCATCTGAGAACGACAAGGAACTGATTTCCTTCGTCGTTGACCATTGCGACCGCTGGCGCGATTATCGCAATACTAATTTCTTAAGTGACTGGGAAGAATATGAACGCATATTCCGTGGTCAATGGGCGTCAGAAGATAAGACACGCGAATCGGAGCGCTCAAGGATTGTTACTCCAGCAACGCAGCAGGCGGTTGAAACGCGTCATGCGGAGATCATGGAGGCGATCTTTGGCTCCGGTGAGTTCTTTGACATCAAGGATGATATCAAGGACATTGACGGCAACCCGATGGATGTAGAGTTCATCAAGTTGCAGTTGATGGAGGATTTTAAGAAAGACAAGATTCGTAAAGCGATTGACCAGATCGAACTGTTAGCCGAGATTTACGGAACAGGCATTGGCGAAATTATCACCAAAGAAGTAACCGAATACGTACCTGCTACTAAACCTATCCCAGGCCAAAAAGGCCAAGCGGCTATTGGTGTGACTGAAAAACCACGCGTCGGCGTGTTCTTGAGTCCGGTCAATCCTAAGAATTTTCTGTTTGATCCCAACGGTACATCGGTAGATGACTGCATGGGCGTGGCGATTGAGAAATATGTATCTGTCCATAAGATCGTACAAGGCATCGAGTCGGGTATGTACCGTAAGGTCAACATCACGGCGACGTATGAGGACACACAGTTAGAGCCAACACAAGAAGTTACGCAGTTTCAGGACGAGAAAGTTCTGTTGCTAACCTATTACGGTTTGGTTCCACGCGAGTATTTGAAGAAGGACGACGAGGAAGTTGTCGAGTTGTTCCCTGATAGCTCAGGCATGGAAGACTACAGCGACATGGTTGAGGCGATTGTTGTAATTGCCAACGACGGGCTGTTGTTGAAGGCTGAAGAATCACCCTACATGATGAAGGATCGTCCGGTACTGACATATCAGGACGACACGGTTCCTAATCGTCTGCTTGGCCGTGGTACGGTCGAGAAGGCGTATAACATGCAGAAGTCGATTGACGCGCAAGTGCGTAGCCATATTGACTCGCTGGCGTTGACGACTAGCCCGATGATGGGTATGGACGCAACCCGTCTGCCACGTGGTGCTAAGTTTGAAGTAAAGCCAGGTAAGGCCATGTTGACGAATGGACCTCCAGGTGAGATTCTGTTCCCATTCAAGTTTGGCACAACTGACGGCAGCAACATCACAACTGCTCAGAATTTTGAGCGTATGCTGTTGCAAGCGACAGGCACGCTGGACTCACAGGGCATGGTCAGTCAAGTTGCGCGTGATGGCGGCCAAGGCGGCATGTCTATGGCCGTGGCATCCATTATTAAGAAGTACAAACGCACACTGGTGAACTTTCAGGAAGACTTCCTGATCCCGTTTATCAAAAAAGCAGCATTTAGATACATGCAGTTTGATCCTGAGCGTTATCCATCAGTCGATCTGAACTTTATTCCTACCGCTACGTTGGGCATTATCGCTAGAGAGTATGAGCAACAGCAGTTTATCGCTCTATTGCAGACTCTTGGACCCAATACGCCGGTGCTGCCGTTGATTCTGAAGGGCATTGTGGGCAATAGTAGCCTGTCTAACAGGCTCGAATTGATGGAATCGCTAACTCAAATGGCGCAACCTGACCCACAAGCACAGCAAAAGCAGCAAATTCAGGAGCAATTGGCTCTGCAAGCGGCTCAGGCACAGATTGCGGTCAATACGACGCAGGCTGAACGTAACAGAGCCGAGGCACAAAGCACAATAGTCGAGACACAATTGAAGCCACAAGAGGTTCAGGCTAAGATTTTGCAGGCTACGACGGCTAATTTGCCCGATGCAGACGCAGCAGCTAGCCGTGAGTTTGATAAACGGGCAAAGATTGCTGAATTGATGCTCAAAGAAGCGGATATTAAGAACAAGTCTAAGATTGTTGAGCTGCAAATGGAAAACAAACGGGCAAATATTCGCAAAACGGAAAATGATTTCTTAGATCAGCTAGCGGGAGAGTTGAAATGAATCTCGACGCAATGACTGATGAAGAAAAAATGGACGCTTTGGATAGAATCCAAGAGTCCATTCGTCAAAATAAAGAAATTCAGAAGCAAAAAATAGCGGCTAATGTAGATCTAGTTATTCAGGCGCTTAAAAAAATTGAATCTGATATTCAGAGTAAGTATGACGGCGTAACTGCGGCTATTGAAACGCGTGTAGCCAATATCAAAGACGGCCGCGATGGCCGTGATGGTATTGACGGTAAAAATGGACGTGATGGGCTACCTGGCAAAGATGGTTTGCCTGGTCCACGCGGCTTAGATGGTAAAGATGGCGTCAATGGGTTAGATGGCGTTGATGGAGTGTCCGTTGTAGACGCTCGCATCGACTTTGACGGGTCGTTAGTAATTTATCTATCTAGTGGACGCGAGATTAACGTAGGTGAAGTAGTGCCTATGGATCTTGCTGAACGAATAAAAGTTATTACTAATGGCGGTGGCACATCACAATCTGTTTTAGATACGCTGGCTAGTCTACAGACACAGATTAATAATATCTCTACAGGTAATATAACTAGCATTGCTTCCGCAGACGGAAGCGTAACTGTTACTAATGTATCTGGTGCAATAGATTTGTCCGTTGCTGTTGCTGCTTCCACTACTAATGTAATTGTTCAAGTACGTAATGTTACAGGCGCTACGCTTACTAAAGGTACTGTAGTCTATATTAACGGTGTTACAGGCCAAATTCCTACCGTTACTAAAGCCATTGCATCTGCCGATAGCACGTCCGCGCAGACTTTAGGTGTTATGTCTGCTGATTTGGCTAATAACTCTAATGGCTATGTAACCATTATTGGCTTAATCACTAACGTCAATACTTCCGCGTATACAGACGGAGAGCAGTTATATCTTAGCGGTACAACAGCAGGCGCGCTTACTGGTACTAAGCCTTACGCCCCTACTCATCTTGTTTATGTTGCCATTGTTGAATATGCGCATCCTACACAGGGTAAATTATTCATTAAAGTACAGAATGGATATGAGTTAGATGAGCTACATGATGTAGCGGCTCAAAACCCTAGCAACAATGACATAATTATTTATAATTCTACTAGTACATTATGGGAAAAAAGTACCTTAACGGCAGGTACAAATATAAGTGTCACCAAAAATAGTACAACTACTACCATAGGCGTAACAGGTACATTGCCAATCGCTAATGGTGGCACAAATGCGACAAGTGCTCCGGCAGCAATGGCTAGTTTGATGGGTTTTACTTCAACTGCAACAGCAGCGGGTACAACCACATTAACCAATACTAGTAGCTACTATCAAGTCTTTACTGGCACAACAACTCAAACGATTGTATTGCCAGTCACAAGCACTCTGGTCACAGGTTGGACGTTCCACATTTGTAATAACAGCACAGGTGTTTTAACGGTCAATTCATCTGGCGGCAATTTACTTATATCAATTCCGGCAGGCACAACAGCAATGTGTACCTGTATTGGTACGGCATTAACGACTGCTGCGGATTGGGAAGCAGGTCTTACTGATTTTAGTACGGCAACAGGTACGGGTAGCGTAGTTTTGGCTACGTCACCAACGCTGACTACACCAGTTTTTTCTTCTATTGTAAATACGGGAACGCTAACGCTTCCAACAAGCACAGATACATTAGTTGCTCGCGCTACAACGGATACGTTGACGAACAAACGCGTAACGCCTCGCGTAGTAACCACAACATCGAGTGCAACGCCAACAATTAATACAGATAACACCGATCAGTATGGCCTAACAGCGCAAACGGTAGATGTTACGTCGTTCACGACCAACTTGAGCGGTACGCCAACAGACGGTCAAAAGTTGTGGATTTATATTGTTGGAACTGCTGCTAGAGCAATTACCTGGGGTGCTTCATTTGAATCATCTACGGTAACTTTGCCAACTACTACAGTTACAACAAACCGTTTAGACGTTGGTTTTGTTTGGAATGCTGCTACGTCTAAGTGGCGTTGCGTTGCTACAGCGTAAGGATAGCTATGGCTACTTGTGCGGTTGTACAAATCTCTGATGGAGTAGTAATAAATAAAATTATTGCTGAGGTAACTGACCTTGCACCAGATGGTTGCCAATTAATTTTAATAGACAATGTGGTTTGCGATATCGGCTGGACGTGGAATGGCGCGACATTTATTCCGCAAGCAATGGAATTGAGCTAAATGGCAACTAAAACCGTATTACTTACGTCTGGCACAACGTGGACAGTTCCGGCTGACCTTGACACAACGCAGACAGTTACTGTTGTTGCTATCGCTGCTGGCGGTGGTGGCGCTAGGCCGACTACTGGTAGAAACTCAAGTGGTGGCGGGGGCGGTGCATGGTCATCATCCGCTATAACCGTAACTTCTGGCGCAACAGTTTTTTGCTCAATTGGTGCGGCTGGCACTGGTAGTACAACTGCTGGTACAGGTGGAACAGCAGGCGGTGATACTTGGATTAATAAAGCTGCGAACTCCGCACCCGCAAGTTCGACCAATGGTGCATTAGCAAAAGGCGGCGGCGGCGCTCCTACTAATAATTCCGTTGGTGCGGGTGGTTTATCTTCAGGCGGCATTGGAACTACTGTTTTTTCTGGTGGCGATAGCGGTGCTAGTAGTGGTAATAGCAATTCAGGTGCTGCCGGTGGCGGTGCGGCAGGATCATCTTTAGGTAATGGCTTTGCCGGTGCTTCAACTGCTGCAAATACTGCTTCTGGCGGTGGTGGTGGTGGTGGCGTTAAAAGCGCAGGAACAGCGGCAGCATCAGCATTAAACAGTAATGGCGGTGTAGGCGGTAACACTTTCAGTAATACAGCAGGTGGTGCTGGCGGCACAGGCAGTGCAACTGCCCCAACATCAGGAACAGCCGGTACAAATGGCGGCGGCGGCGGTGGTGGTGGTGGTAGTAACGGCGGGAGTACAACAGCAGGATCTGGTGGTACTGGTGGAGCAGGCTCAGAATATACAATAACCGCAGGTGGTACGGCCGGTTCTGGCGGTGGCGGCGGCGCAGGTGGCGGCGGCTCTAATATTGGCGGTGCTGGCGGTGCTGGTGGTGGATACGGTGGTGGCGGTGGTGGCGGTGCTGGTGGTGGTACAACTGGCAATGGCGGCAATGGTGGAGCAGGTGCAATTGTTATTACCTACACTGTTTTAGCTGCTAATACAGGTAACTTTTTCTTACTATTTAAATAAATGGATAAAGAACTTCAAAGATACTATGAGGATCGCTTCAGTATGATGGCGACTCAAGGATGGAAAGATTTAATGGATGATATTGATAATATGATTGCTCCATTAAACAATATATCCGCTATTCCAGGCGAAAAAGAATTACAATTTAAGAAAGGCGAGATGTCAATTTTGACATGGCTGAAAACCTTAAAACAGGCCAGCGAACTTGCTTACGAGGGTTTAAATGAAAAGAATTTATGAATTTGCCTGCGGGAGTGGGCAACGCATTGAACGGTTTGTTGATTATGAGACAACAACTGTTGAATGTAAATGCGGCGCTTCAGCCAACCGCATTATATCCGCGCCAAATTTTAACTTAGAAGGCTGGTCAGGAAATTTTCCAACTGCTTACGCAAAGTTTGAAAAAAGACACGTAGATAAGTTAAAATCGGAGCAAAAGGCGAACAGATAAGCAGAAATGCGCTGTTCATGTGTAATCCTGAGAACCAGTTATGGCAGGAAAAGGAACCCACAATATGATTATTGATAACGACTCAGAGTTGCCTAGTGAGTTAGAAGCTGAAGAACAGAAAATTGAGCAAGTTAACGAGATTCCTGATAGATATAGGGGCAAATCACTCGAAGACGTAATGAAGATGCACCAAGAAGCTGAGAAAGTCATTGGTCGTCAGGCTCAAGAAGTAGGTGAAGTCCGTAAGTTAGCGGACGAACTTATTAAGCAAAACCTCGCGTCGAAGCCACAATCTATTGAAAAGGACGAGCCAGAAGTAGATTTTTTTGAAGATCCACAGAAGGCAATTCGTAACACAATTGATAAACATCCGGATGTACTTGCCGCCCGTAAAGCTGGCATAGATTTCAAACGGATGCAAACGCAGCAAAGGTTAGCGCAAGAACATCCTGACTTTGGTCAGATTGTTCAGGATCAAGATTTTGTTGATTGGGTGAAATCATCCAATATTCGTCTTGGTTTGTATGCAAAAGCCGATGGTGAGTTTGATTACGATTCTGCTAATGAATTGCTGTCCACGTACAAACAACTTCGTGGTGTTAAGGCCAAACAAACTGAGCAGACTGGTGAAGTTACCAGAAAGCAAAATATGAAGGCTGCACAGGTTGATAGTGGTGGTACTGGGGAAAGTTCAAAACGTATTTACCGTCGGGCTGACCTAATTCGGCTGAAAATGAATGACCCAAACCGTTACGATGCCCTATCTGATGAAATCATGCAGGCATACGCAGAGGGTCGCGTTAAATAACTTTTTAAGGAATACATCATGGCAACTGCATTTTCCCCTGCAAATAGTGTAACTACTACTACCGCAAATACGTTCATTCCAGAAATTTGGAGTGACGAAATTGTGGCGGCGTACAAAAAGAACCTGGTTCTTGCAAACGTCGTCATGAAAATGAACTTCCGTGGCAAGAAAGGTGATACCGTTCACGTTCCTGCCCCTACTCGCGGTGCTGCATCTGCTAAAGGCGCAACTAACGCCGTTACGTTGATCGCTGCAACTGAGACCGAAGTTCAGATCAGCATTAACAAGCACTACGAATACAGCCGTTTGATCGAAGACATCGTCGAAGCTCAAGCACTGAATTCGCTGCGTCAGTTCTATACCAGCGACGCTGGTTATGCTCTGGCTAAACAAGTTGATACCGATCTGGTTCAATTGGGTCGTGCATTTAACGGCGCTACCGTTGGTACTGATGACTATGCAACGTCGAATACAACCACCAAAGCCTATATCGGTGGTGACGGTACGACTGCTTACAACTCGACAACCTCTAACGCTTCGGCTCTGACCGACGCTGCCATCCGTCGTACTATTCAACGTCTGGATGACAACGACACGCCAATGGACGGCCGTTTCTTCATCATCCCACCATCAAGCCGTAACACGCTGATGGGCTTGGCTCGCTACACTGAGCAAGCATTCGTGGGCAATGGCGATGCGATCCGCAATGGTGAAATCGGCAACCTGTACGGTATCCCAGTGTTCGTGACTTCCAACGCCGACTTCGGTGCTGGCTCGTCTGGCGCTGACCGTATCTGCCTGATGGGTCATCGTGATTCGATGGTGTTGGTTGAGCAAATGGCAGTTCGCTCGCAGACTCAGTACAAACAAGAATACCTCGGTACTCTGTTTACTGCTGACACCCTGTACGGCGTGAAAGCCATGCGCACTGCGGCCACCACTGGCGCTGCCCTGTCGTCTTCGGCATTCGCATTGGCCGTCCCTGCCTAATTAACCTGCCCCTCTTAGGAGGGGCTTTAACCTATTAGGAGAGTAATATGGCTGCTGCTACTTCCGTAGTATCCCGTCGGGGTAACGACCAATTTCGCGGTATTTTTAGCGATACTTGGGTTGTAAAATGCACGCTGGACGCCGGTTCGCTGGTTGACGGTGCTGGTGAAACTGATACCATTGCCGTTCCTGGCGTGGCATTGGGTGATATGGTTCTCGGTTGTTCTACTGCTGTCGATGAAGTTGGTCTTATCGTCGAAGGTTATGTAAGTTCTGCCGGTGTTGTCTCGCTGCGTATTCAAAATGAGTCCGGTACTACTGTGGACTTGGCTTCCACAACTGTCCGCGTGGTTGTTGCGCGTATGGTGGTATAAAAGTTGGGGGCTTGCCCCCAATTTTTTGGAGATTATATGGCTACTTTTCGCTGCGTCGTAAGCGGTACATTGATAACCTTTACCCATCAGCATGATATTGATGCTATGCGTGGGCATGAAGGTTATGTTCGTCTGGACGAACCAGAAGAAAAAGTAAGCGAAATTCGTAAAGATACCGCATTTGCTGCGCCACAAAAACGTCCAGGACGCCCACGAAAGATTCAACATGTCTGATATTGACCCACGCGAATTCGGTAAACTAGAAGCACAAGTACAAGCATTGCAGGCTGAAGTACATTCTATGAGTGCCGATGTTAAGTCGCTGCTGGCCTTGGCTAACAAATCCAAAGGTGGATTTTGGGGCGGCATGATGGTAGCGTCTGCTGCGGGTGGTGTATTTACTTTTTTTGTGGATAGACTTTTTCGATGAAAAATCTATTATCTGGTGATGTTTGTCCTGTCGCTACGCAAGACGTAAAGACCAATCTTAAAAATCGCAACAATGCGTTTAAGAATTTTGGTTATGGGCCACCAAATCCAGAGGAAACAAATACTGCATTTTGGCTAAAAAAAGCCACGATGTACAATGCGCCTACGGATACGGTAAAAGGTATGCGTTGTGGTAACTGCGCTGCTTTTATACAAGCGCCAAAAATGATGAAGTGTATTAAAGATGGGCTGGAAAAAGATGAGGAAGGTTTATCCTACGACGACCAATTTATCAAAGCAGCTAATCTAGGCTATTGCGACTTGTTTCAATTTACCTGCGCTGCTGCAAGAACTTGTGATGCGTGGAAATCTGGTGGTCCTATAACTAAGGATTAAGCATGAAAAAATCGGCTAAAATCGGCAAAGTAATGGGTGAATACAAAGAAGGTACGCTGCATTCTGGCAAAGGTGGACCAGTGGTTAAATCACGCAAACAGGCTATCGCTATTGCTATGTCTGAGGCTAAAATGCCTATGCGCGGGCAACGTACAGCTAAAGCTAAGAAAAAATGATTAAGCGCGGCAAAGAAGAATTCGCAGGCTATAACAAGCCAAAGAAAACACCTTCTCACCCTACTAAAAGTCATGCCGTATTGGCTAAAAGTGGTGATGAAGTTAAATTGATTCGCTTTGGTCAACAAGGCGTATCTGGTAGTCCTGACGGCAGTAAACGCAATGAAGCGTTTAAAGCGCGTCACGCTGCTAACATAGCAAAAGGTAAAATGTCTGCCGCATTTTGGGCAAACAAAGTTAAGTGGTAAGTTTATCTACAGGCTTCTTCCCACTCGGGGTAGGCAAAAGCTATATCTAATAGGGCAAAGAAATGACCTTTCTTGATATGGTTAATGATGTGCTTGTGCGTTTACGCGAGCCTATTGTCATTACTACTTCCGATACTCCTTATTCAAGTCTCATAGCCTCGATGGTTAGGGATGCAAAAGTACAGGTAGAAGATGCGTTTTCATGGAACGCACTTGGTACATATTCCGTAGTAAATACTGTGCCTGGAGTTTCCGAATATATATTAGAAAATATCGGATCAAAGTTTCAGATAACAGACGCTATAAATGCTACGTCAAACCTTGGCTTAGTACAGATACCATTCGCAACAATGAATAGGTACTTAAATTTTAGCGCATCTGCAACAGTACAAGGTATTCCACAGTTCTATAACATTGATGGCCTTGATCCGTATTCAACTTTTTACGACGTAAAATTTAACGTCTATCCAATACCAGACGCGGTGTATTCCCTTAGATTTTCTCTTATAGCCCCGCAGGCTGATTTTGCGAATGATTACATTGTTCCATTAGTTCCTAGTAAATTGATTGTTCAAAACGCGTATGCGCGTGCTTTGGTTGAGCGGGGCGAAGATGGCGGCCTAAATTCATCAGAAGCGTACGCGTTGTATAAATCAATGCTAGCTGACTATATTGCTTTAGAAGCTACGCGCACTCCAGAAAATATGGAGTTTATTGCGGTATGAGCCAGCCAATTGAAATTTCTAGCATTTCAGCGCCAGGTTTTTATGGGCTGAATACGCAGGATTCGCCATTAGATTTGGCGGCTGGCTTTGCTCTTACCGCAATGAATTGCGTTATTGATCGTTATGGACGTATTGGCGCTCGTAAGGGGTGGGAAAAAGTAAATTCTGCGGTAGGCGCAGCGTCAGGCATAGATATTGAAGTAATACATGAGCTAATTCAAGCTAACGGTACTCTTACAATTTTATTTGCAGGTGGTACTAAGCTATTTAAGTTAGATACTAGCAACGCCGTAGTACAGCTCACTTACGGGGGCGGCGGTACTGCCCCAGTTATAACGGCTAATAATTGGCATTGCGCATCACTTAACGGTATTACATACTTCTTTCAGATAGGGCATGATCCGCTTATCTATGATCCTGCGGTAAGCACTACTACTTATCGCCGCGTATCTGAAAAGACAGGCTATGTAGCTACAGTTCAAAACTGTAATGTCTGCATTTCAGCTTATGGTCGCTTATGGGCTGCTAACACCTCCACTGTTAACAATACCGTTTATTTCTCTGATCTCCTAGCTGGACACATTTGGACAACGGGTACGTCGGGATCTTTAAATCTAGCTAATGTATGGCCTAATGGTCCTGATGAAGTTATTGGATTAGCCGCGCATAACAACTATTTGTTCATATTTGGTAAGCGTCAAATTCTTGTCTATAGCGGAGCTACAACTCCAGCTACTATGACGCTAGCAGATACAGTAGGGGGTATTGGATGTATCGCGCGCGATTCAATTCAAAATACGAATACTGATGTAGTATTTTTATCAAATAGCGGTGTTCGGTCTGTTTTGCGCACTATTCAAGAAAAATCTGCTCCATTCCGCGACCTTAGTAAAAATGTCCGCGATGATCTGATGCGGTATGTATCCGCTGAAATCTTAAGTGATGTAAAAGCTGTATATTCCGAAAAAGACGCGATGTATATTTTGGCGCTGCCAGTGTCAAAAATTTCATACGTATTTGATACCCGTGGTTCGTTACAAGATGGAGCTTCACGGGTTACCACATGGGATACCATTAATCCAAAGGCTTTACTATCGCGTAGAAACGGCGATTTATTGTTTGGCAAGACTGGCTATATAGGCAAATACGGATCATATTTAGACAATACGTCTTCCTATCGCCTTAGCTATTTTACAAATCATGCTGATCTAGGCGATCAAAACATAACCTCTTTACTTAAAAAAATAACTATTGTTGTTATTGGTGGATCAAATCAGTATGTAACGATTAAATGGGGTTTTGACTTTAGCACCAATTATGTTTCGCAAAACGTAAAAATTCCTGCACAATTAGTAGCAGAGTATGGCATAGCAGAATATGGCAGTAATAGCACCGTTATCGCAGAATATGCGGGTGGCATATCACTTAACACTTTGCATGTAAATGCTTCTGGATCTGGAAAGATCGTGCAAACAGGATATGAAGCGGATGTGAACGCATTTGCTATATCCATTCAGAAAATTGAAATACAAGCCAAACATGGCAAGATAAATTAAGGATTGATATGACAGACTACGTAAAATCCACTGATTTTGCTGCTAAAGATGCTCTTACATCTGGTAACCCATCTAAAATTGTTAGAGGTACTGAGATTGATACGGAGTTCAATAACATTGCTATTGCTATTGCGTCTAAGCTAGAAACAGTTAGCGGCGGTACAGTAGTTGGACCCGCATCATCAACAAATAACGCGCTCACTAGATACAATGGAACAACAGGCAATCTATTAAAGGATAGCCCCGCTATTCTTAGCGATGCTGGCGCGTTATCCGGCGTTACTATGTCTGCTGCGGTAATTACATCAGGTACGCTTGCTGAAGCTAGGCTTCCTACTACTTTTACCACTACTAAAACTTTTACAGGCACTGTCGGAATTGGTGCAGCTAATCCGTCTGGTGGTAATTGGAATCTTTACTGTAAAAATCTTACGACTAACCCTGGCGCAGTATTTTTTAACGATGACACTACTGCATGGGCGCAAATTAACGTAGTTGCCACAGGTAAAACGCAATTAATCTTATTTCAAAAGTCTGCTACCTCTAGCGTTACTGGTACAAAGACTGACGTTGGATCTATCACAACATCAGGTTCCTCCACGTCATTTAATACCTCATCTGACTACCGGCTAAAAACAAATATTACGCCTATGACGGGGGCTATCGCTCGCATAAAGAATTTAGCTCCTGTTCGGTTTAACTGGATAGCAGAGCCTGAATTAGCGGCGGTAGATGGGTTCATTGCGCATGAAGTAGCCGATGTTGTACCAGAAGCAATTAGCGGAAGTAAAGACGCGGTTTATCCTGACGGAAAAATTAAGCCACAAGGAATTGACCAAGCTAAACTAGTGCCATTACTAGTTGCTGCGTTGCAAGAAGCTATTGCACGTATTGAAGCATTGGAAGCAGCATGAACGTAGATAAGGCGCTAGTAGAAATTGGCGGCGACGTTACTCATCATTTTTCGGATGGGTTGTACGCTAAAGAATTCTTTGTGCCAAAAGATGCTGCTGTGATGAAGCATACCCATGATTTTAGCCACTTGTCTATTCTTGCTAAAGGTAGGGTTGTAGTAAAGAAAGGCGATAGCCTTGAGATCATTGAAGCGCCTGCGTGCATAGAAATTAAAGCGGGTATTGAACACGGTATTAAAGCTATTACAGACTGCGTTTGGTTTTGCATTCATGCTACGGATGAAAAAGATCCTAATAAAGCAGACGCTATTTTAATAAAAGGAAATTGATATGCCAATCATGGGCGCAATTATCGGCGGCGGTTTAGGGTTAATTGGCAGCAGCATGTCTGCTGGCTCTGCTAGAGACGCCGCAGAAGCAGACGCGCGAGCGCGAATAGAAGCCGCACGTATTGCAGCCGAAGAAGCGCGTTTTAGACCAGTAGGTATTACATCGCGTTTTGGCAAAAGTACGTTTGAGTTTGGCATACCAGGCGTTACCGCACCTACTATTGACCAATTCAAGACACGCGAACAGCAATTAGCTGACGCGATGAAAGATTATCGCCCTTCGTCTCAATATTACGCTCCAGGAATTAATGGGGCTGGTGGAGCGCCTACACTTTCTCAATTTAAAACCCCTGAAGAACAGTTAGCTGAAGCGACGAAAGCGTATGAATCGCGGTTATCAAGCGAAGGTCGTTTAATTGGGGCTGGATATGAATTAAGTCCAGAAATGAAAGCCTTGCAAGACCGTTTAATGGGTCTTACTACGCAAGGTCTTACTGACGCAGAAGGTGCGGCGGCTCGATATCAGCCTTTACGTGAAGCAGGGCAAAGTTTATTTGATCTTGGTAAGCAATACTTAGCTCAAAGTCCAGAAGAAGTTGCGGCTAAATATATGGCGCAACAGCAAAGTCTTTTAGCCCCTAGCCGCGAACGTCAATATGCTGGCCTGCAAAACCAGTTATTTAATACTGGGCGCGCTGGATTAGCAGTCGGTGGAACAGGAGAGCGACCAGATGGTACAGCCGGTTTAGCTGCGGCTAATCCTGAGATGGAAGCATATTACAACGCGCTGGCGCAACAAAACGCTACGCTTGCAAGCGAAGCACAAAAACGAGGGCAGGAAAATCTTGCTTTTGGTACGACGTTGTACAACACTGGTGCGGGTTTACTAGGTGGCTACGATACGGGCGTTACAGGTGCTCTGTCTCCATTCAGTTCCTATTTAAGCGGTGCTACTGGACTTGAGTCATTAGGCCAGCAACCGCTTACATTAGGTTCGGAATTAGGTGGACGTGCAGCCACAGCAGGCGGTAATGTAGGAAATTATTTGATGACTGGAGGTACTGGGGCTGCTGCTGCTATAGCTCGTACTGCTGGACTTAATCCAACGGCTGACTTTATATCCGGTTTATCGTCTAATAAACAACTAACTGGTGAATTAGGTGGATATTTAAGAGGACTTTTTGGTGGTGGTAGTTCTACTTCTGCTTTTATACCGTAAGGAACAATCATGGCACAAAGCGAAATTCTAGGGTTGTTCACGACGCCTGAGCAGTATCAACAAATGCAGCAAATGCAGCAACAGCAAATGGCTGCTGATTATGCTGCCCGTAGTCCCGAGCAACAAATTCGTTATGGTGCGTACTCTGCTGGTCAACAGTTTGGCGGCGGTTTAGCAGGCGCGTTAGGCGCGCAAGACCCGCAGCTAAAAATCATTGCGCAACGTCAGGCGTTGTCTAAACAAATCGACCCTGCTGATCCTGAGTCGATTATGAAAGCCGCTAACATTGCTGCACAAAGTGGCGATCAGCAGTTTGCTATGACGTTAGCAGAGTACGCACGTAAAGCGCAAAGTGAAATGGCTTTGGCTACACAACGTGGGCAAGAAAAACTTACGCCTGAAGATCGTAACGCTAAGGCATACGCACTTACTAAAGGTTTTCCTGGTAGTGAAGAATACGCTAACGCGTATCAAGAAAGGTTAACCGCACTTACTGTAAAAGGTAAAGAAGATAAAACGCCTGAATGGAGACAAAAACAGGAAGAATTATTTTTACGTAAAGGGCAACTTCGCACGTTAAAGAAAAATGCGCCAGACGATCCATTTATAAAAGATTTGGAAGACGAAATCAGACGGCTAGAAGGTGGCGCTGAAAAAACACCTACGTTTGGCGCTGAAAGAGAAGCTAAAGCTAGAAGTGAATTTGGAAAACCGTTTAACGAATTAACGCAACCACAACAAAAAGAAGTTGAAAAACTTGTTGAGGCTCGACAAACGGCTACGACGCCTAAAACTACAATTACCAATGTATTGCCAGGTCAAAAAGCATTGGTAGACATCCCTAAGTTTAGGCGCGATGTTCAGCAAACTATTGACCCGCAAATTAAAACTGTTACGGCAGCGGATCAGGCATTGCAAGCTATCAATGATTCGTTAGCTACTAACAACTTCGCGTCGTTCCGTGCTGGACAGACGCAATTTGCGCGGGCTATTTCTGGTTCAGGCGATTTAAGTCAAAAAGAACTTAAAGCAGCGGGTGCTGACCCTTCACTGTTAGGGGGGACTGCGGATTACATTTCCAGTTTGTTTACTGGAACGCCTACCCCAGATACGCAGAAAAAGATTCGCGCTACGTTACTAGCTATTAAAAAGGTTGCTACCGCAAAAGCTAACGCTGAATTGATGCAGCAGCGTAAACTTGCGGAACGGGCTAAATATTCGCCAGAGGATATTGACGCTGCGCTTAACTTTCCTGAGTTTAGCGCCCCCGCTGTTTCCATCCCTAAAGGTAAAACAGTTACGCGTACGCTTAAAAGCGGAAAAGTTGTCACAGTTGAGGAATAATAATGCCGACCTATACCATTGATGGAAAGCGGTACACTAGCGATACGCCGTTGTCAGACGCGGAATTGGAAGAACTATCGGGGGGTGCTCCTGCTGGTGATTATAGAGCCGAAGCAGCGCGTAAAGGGTTAGCTGGTACGGCAGGTACAACGGCTGGCGTTGGGCGTGTTATTTCTGATTTACTTACTAGTGCTAACATAAATCCAATTACACTTGCATCGCGTACTGCTGGTTTGCCTGCGGAAGCGCCTAGTGTATCTATTCTTGAATCATTTAGAAAAGGTCGTTCTGCGGTTTATGATCCTTTAATGAGTTTGTTTGGTTCTACTGGCGCGCAACCACAAACAGGCGGAGAACGCTTAGTAGCAGGTGGCATTGAAGCAGCTACCTCGCCTGAAAGTTACTTATTTCCTCCATTAGCAGGTATTCGCCGAATGGGGCCTGCTGCTCAAGCATTGTTGCGTCCTTCTGAACAAGCGGTGGTTGGCGCTGGTGCTGAAGGCGGTGGACAAGCCGGTGAGTATGCAGGGGGTAAATTTGGTTATCCAGGTACAGGCAGATTTGTCGGCTCTTTAGTAGGTGGAGCAGGCACAGCCTACGGTACAGGAACGGCGCTTAAAACAGGCGCGTTAGTTAACAAGGCTGTGGACTATGCTAAGAATAAAGTTGGCGTTTTAACTGGGGTAGAGCCTAAAGATGAACTATTGCGCGATGTAAATTCGCGTATCAATAATATCTTTATTGCTGCTGGCGCTGCTGACCCTAATTTTATCGACACACTTGAAAAAGCAGTTAAGGCACAACAAAGCGTGTCGCTCAAAGCGCCTGGTGCTCCGGCAGTTGAAATGCCGCTTAGTTCGTTGCTGGCTAACAATCCGGTTATCAATAACTTTATTCAAAACTTGTCTTCGCGCGATCCTGTATTTCGCGCGCAGTACGGCGCGCAATTTGAACAAGCTAAACAAGCATTAGCGCAAAATCAAATTCGTTTGTTTGGCGACCCAACAAAAGTTAAGCTAGAAGTAACCCCAATTAATTTGGCTAAGGTACAAGAACGTAAACTTCGTTCGTTAGATGAACAGATTGCGGACGCGTACAACAAACAAGAAGTTGATCCAAATGTGTTTGGTCAACGAGTGTCTACTTTGCTTGCTAAGAAAGAAGAAGACGCACGTAAAACAACTAGCCCGTTGTACACCGAAGCGTTTACGATTGCTAAAGACAAAGGCGTAACGCTTCCTGAAGCGGCGGTGGACGACATTTACAACTATGTTGTTGCGTCCAAAGATGCCGACGTATTTCGCACGTTTAAGCCTATTTTTAATAAGGTAGAGCGCGTATTCAAGCCAAGCGTCACGCCACCTAGCTCCATTCTTACGGCAGGCGGTAAGCCAATGACAGAAGGCGGCGCTCGATTTTCAGCGGCTACAGTTGAAGATTTGGATTCGCTCAAACGCGAGATTAATTCAGCTTTGCGTAAAACCAATACTGACTCTGAAATTCGTTTATTGTCAGATCTTAAATCCCGCGTAGCAAGTCATATTGATAGCCTTGATCCTGATTTTGTAACGGCGTATAAAAACGCAGACAAAGCGTATCTGGAAAAAGTTGGTTTGCCGTTTAATAGCGCCACGTTAAAAAACGTAGACCGTAAAAAGTTTGTCGAGCAAATTGCGCCAGCCATTATTGGTAATAAGTCTAACGTCTTAGATTTTGTAAACGCAACAGGTGAAGAAGGCGTCAAAGTTGTACGTGATGCGTTTTACGATAGCTTTAGTAAAGCCGCATTAAAGAATGACGTAATTGACCCCAAGGCGGCTAACAAATGGCTGGCTAAAAATTCTAGCGCCATGTCATTAGTACCAGGGTTGACCGATGAGTTGCGCGGTTCGGTCAATAATGTGCAGGCGCTATTAGCTAAACGTAATACGCTTAATTCTGAATTTGAACGAGTAGCGGGCGAGCAAATAGTTAGAAAAGAAGGTTTAACTAACCCGCAAGAGTTAGTCAATCGTATGTACGGCGACGTTAAGTTTACCAATAAGTTCATGAGCCAATATGGCGCAGACAAAGACGCGGTAAACGCTGCTAGATCATTTATGTTGCAAGATATTGTTAATTCAGGCGATCCCGTAGCTTTATTAACTGACCGTAACAAAGCTGCGGTTTTTAACCGCGTGTTCGGTCCTACTTACGCGCAAAAAGTTGCTGACTTTGCGACCGTATCAAATCGTTTGCAAAAAGATTTGACTGACGTGTCATTTAGGGGTGAAACCGTACCAAAAACGCCTATTGAGCAATTAACAGGCGTGCCACCAGAGCAAATTATTTCGCGTATTTATAACCCTGTATCTGGCCCTGTCTATGCTATGACTTCTTTGTTCAGTAAATATTGGGCAAATGCTGCGGCTAAAGGTACGGAAGAAAAGTTAAAGGCGCTGCTGCTAAACCCTAACGACGCGCTTAAAGTATTTCAAGCTGTTGAATCACAAACCAAAAAGTTTGACCCTAAGAAAATTGAAGACGCGGTTGCCATAGGTAAAAAATATGGCATTCAATGGATTAATGATGCGGTAAACGATCTTCAGTCTGGCGCGGCACGCGGCGCGATACAGGGTATGGAGCAGTAAAATTCCTCTAGCTATCCTAATGGCTGCGAATTCAGCCATTGCGGCAGCAAAGGCGGGATGTAAGCTGTACAGAGATATTAAAGGTACGGCAGGCGAAGTAAAAGATGTACTGGACGATTTAAAAAAGCAGTTCCATTCAAAACCACGAACTGCTGCTGAAAAAGTCCAGTACAACGCTGAAGTACAACGCGTGCAAACAGTAGCAAAGACTGATCCGAATGACGCTATTTCCCAGGTCGGTGAAAACTTGGGTAAGTTCTTTGACGCAATGGATCAAGTTGAGCAAATATTTTGGGTTGAAGAAAATAGCGCCAAGAAGGTTTACTCAGGTAATGAGTCGTTAAGTAAACGTGCGTTACAGCGAGTTTTAATCAGGACTCGACTTGACCAAATGCAAGAGGAAATTCGGGAAGAAATGGTATACCGATCCCCACCTGAGATGAAAGATGTGTGGACGCGCTTTGAAGCTATGCGAGCGCAGATTATGGAGGAACAGCGTGAAGCGCAAGAATCTCGACTGCGGCAGCAGCAAATATCCGCGTGGAAACGCAAGCAAATGATCGCGGAACTCAAGGAGCAAGCAACATGGATTGGCGCAGTCCTTTTCGTCGTAGCATGGATGGCCTTCGTGTTCGTGTACCTAAGAACGACGGAAACGTACCGTGGGCTTTACTAATTTGTTTGCTGACAATGTCGCTTGTGTTTGTCATCGCAATTCCTGTATTGGGTTTTATGTATATGGATATGAATAACGCAACAGTCGCAGCAGTGCGCGAAATTCGTAAGATGCGAGCTATACAAAAAGAACATGAGTTAGAAAGGGCTCAGCACAATGATAATAAGTGAATCGCAGCTACGACAAATGTTGCCGCGCAATAAATATGTTACTCATTGGCATCACGCGCTATCTGTACTACTGCCTGACTACGATATCAATACCGCAGACCGTATAGCCGCATTTGTAGCGCAATGCGCGCATGAATCCGGCGGCTTTGAAGTTCTGAAAGAAAACCTCAATTACAAACCACTTGCGCTTCGCAGATTGTTTCACAAATACTTTCCCACTGATGAACTCGCAAACCAATACTGCGCAAAGCCCAACAAACAAGAAGCCATTGCGAACCGCATCTACGCTAATCGTATGGGCAATGGTGATGAGTCTAGCGGTGATGGCTTCCGTTTTTGTGGCCGTGGTCTTATCCAACTCACAGGCCGTAGCAATTACCAGTCATTCGCAGACAGTCTTGAGATGAGCATCAACGACGTGCCAGAGTACCTGGCGACGTTTGAGGGTGCGGCGCAAAGCGCATGTTGGTTTTGGGAGACGAATAAATTAAACAGATTTGCTGACGCGAACGATATTAAGGGTTTAACGCGCGCGATCAATGGTGGCTTTATTGGACTTGAGGATAGGATACATCACTATGAATTGGCTAAAGCTATTATGCGTGGTTAGTCTGTTAGCAGGCTGCGAAGATAGATTTCGCTACCCTTGCCAAGACCCAAAAAATTGGAATAAGCAGGAATGCCAGCGCCCGCAATGCGCGATTAATGGCGTTTGTCCTGACATGTTAGTTACCCCTGATGAATTGAAAACGGAGAAATAACATGCCAGAATCAGAAAAAATGGACGCAATGCTTAAGTTGATTATTGGCGCTACGTTTTGTTTAGTAGTTCTTTTGATCGTATCTTTGATTCTTTACTCGCTGGTGTTTGTACCGCAGCCAATGAACGGCATCGCTCCTGCTGACAAGCAGTTTTTCCTGATCTTGTCGGATATGAGCAAGTACATTCTTGGCTCACTAGCGACGTTGTTAGCGATCAAGGGCAAAGAAGCATTTGTACCGCCAGGATTATCTACGGCTAAAGAACGCGATGCTACGCCTCCTACACTTACACCTACACCTACAGTACCGCGCGCTCCCTTACGTTCTGAACCTGAGTTAAGTACGCCTACTGTTACTGGATTTGCTGGTAAACCAGCCCCACCACCTGCACCTCAACCGGAGATTGACTGATATGAAGAAACTTATCGCGCTACTTTGCCTGATCTCGTTTAACGCCTACGCCGGTGGCGAGATGAAGAAAGTCTGCCACATGGAAGGCAAGAAAGAAGTCTGCAAGACGATCAAAGTCCACAAGAAACTAGAAGGCACGAAAGTACCGCCAAAATGAACCCGTGGCTAATCGTCGGGTTTGTAGTGGCCGTTTGCGGCGCTTTTGGCACTGGCTATTGGCGTGGCGATACGGCTGGTCAGGCTAAAATCCAGCAAGAATGGGATAAAGAAAAGGCTATTCAATACGCCGAGTATGCCAAAGGCCAGGCCGCAGCGCGGGAAAAAGAACAGGCGCTACAAGCTAACGCAGACACGTTACGACAGGAGAAAGATCGTGAGATTAAGAATATTAGCGCTCGCGCTGCCGCTTTGTCTAACAGCCTGCGCAACAGGCCGGAGCGCCCCACCAATAGCGGTGGAGTGTCCGAAACCGCCAGTGCTGGATCACATAGTTGTACCGGAGCAGAACTCTCTCGACAGGATGCAGAATTTCTTATCGGGGAAGCTGCCCGAGCCGACGAATATCGCGCCGCCCTCAAGCAATGCTATACCCAGTACCAAGCCTTGATGCCTTCTCCTTGATACTACGTGGGATCTTCGGCTTAGGACACCATCCTATACAGTCGTCTGTCCAATTGCCTACGATCAATACGCCGCCAGGATTTAGTAGTAGTAAGCTAACTGCCCTTGGTGGCGGTTCTATTTCTGGATCTCGGAAATAAAGCTCATCAGTTGTTATCTGTTTCATTCCGAATTTCTCTTGTTAAATACCACTGCGCCTTCTGTAAATCTTCAAGCCTATTTCCTTTTTTACCCGCACGGCTGACGTATTTGATGACATTGCCAAGATTGTACCCAAGTTGCTTGGCTTCAATAAAGTCAATCGTTTCAATGCCGCCGTCAGTATAGTGTGCGGGCTGGTTTACTACGTCCATTCTTGTCTCCTACGATAATCCGTTGATCGGCAGGTACGCCTTTGCTTGCATCGGATACAAATCTAGCCATCGAGTAGTCACGGCAAATTAGCAGCACAAGTCCTTGGTCGTTTAAGACTGTGTACGTCCTATCTAATCCGTCATTAAGCAGAACCATGTAGTACGTTGGTCAGTGCTATCATTTTCTTCTTGCTACGATACCGCTGTGTACGCTCGGCATCCGTCATCCTTGCCCGTGGTTTGTCCTCCCCGTTGCCGAACTTATATACCTGCGTGCAATCCCGCCCCTTCACGTCCTTTTCCCACGCGCATATATGTACTAGCTTGTATCGCTTAAAGCATCGCATCAAGCGCTGCGCTGTCACTAGATGGATGCCCGTTTCTTCTACTAAGTCGTGCGTGGTACACGGCTCACGGGTCAGCATCACGAAGATTTGCGCGTACATGTTCTGGTTTAGCTTTCTTTGTTCAGCCATTGTTTTTTCCTTACAGTATAATTAATTTACTAGGTTGTCCTTTGGTCTGGCGGCCTAGCGGTCATAGGGAAACCGGTCTGAGGTTAGGCCGTTAGTACCCGTTCTTCTTCTTTGTTTTATCTAACATCGCACGCAGCTTGCCTTCAAAGTCTGAGGATGTCGCAGGCCACACAAACTTACGTTGGTCTATCGTCATGTCATTCCCATACATCATCGCTTTAACAAGTTTTGGTGTCATCGCTGTGTATTGTTTTGGGTTCGGCTCGTCTGGGCAGATCGTGATTGTGTACGGTAACTTAGCCATTGTTCTTCTCCTTTATTTTTCCTCTTGCCCATATTGCACCACTAAAAAACGATTCATCAAATACATGATGGTTGGCTTCGTTGCGTATCTCATCATACGTCAGCCCCTGCCATTCGCGCTGTGGTGGGGAGGTGTAGAGTGGTGTCACAGGCCAGCCCTTTTCTTTCCAACGCTCTGACATTTTCTTACTGTATGTAGTCGCTGATTTATCTTCCCTGTGGTCTTCAGTAAACCACGCCACCGGCTCCTGCTCTGGCTGCGCTAGTCGAGCTTCGAGTTCTTCAATACGCTTCGCCATGCGCTGTTGCTCCTCAACCATGACTGCCATTGCGTCCCAATCTGGATTAAAGTCGTTCTCAGGCTGCGCTATTCTGGCGCGTAGTGCTTCGATTGCACGAAAACGCTTGAAATTCTCTGGTGTTTCCGGCCATGCTTGTAAACTTTCTAACGCATCCAGCGCATCTTGCATTACTTCTTTATCAGTCATGTCGGCTTCCTTTCCCCTGTTTCAAACGCCTCTCTATTGTCTGCGCTGTTGTGCGTGACTAAGTTCAACTCCTCGTCAACTCGCGGGTTACACCAGCACGTCGCTTCTTCTGCGTGTTCTCGAAGATCGTTTAACGGAACCACATGAGTTGAAGCCCCGTTCTTCTGCATTATGTTTGTCCATACTTGCCATGTCATGTGTTCTTCTCCCTTAATTTGGCTTCGATGGCTCGGGTATATCTCCAACTTCCAGATGTTCAGCAATAAATTTTCTAACCGTAATTGCACCCGATGCCTCAACATCACAACCATGAGTCACAAAACTCATCTCCGTAACCTCACACATACGCATACATTCCAGCACAATCAACTCGGCGAA